TGGTCACTTTTCCGCTTTTCGTGGCTGTCACCACCGGGCTATGACCCGCAGGTCCTTGCGGGCCGGTTGCACCGGCGGGGCCTTGCGGGCCAGCCGGGCCGGTCGCGCCCTTGGCAATGCCAGCGTCCAACGGGGTGCCGTCTGTCAGCGTCAAAATCAGATGGCCGCTGTCGTTAATGGCAGCGGACTGGATGTCCTTGCCCAGCAGCCCGGCCACCCGGATCAGCTCATCCTGGATGGCGTTGAGGGTATCAGCGTCGATAACCGTCTGGTTGTCCACAAAGTTCTTCTTGCTAAAGGCCATTAGATCACTCCTTTCGGTGCCCGAGTCGGGCACAAGCTGTCAGCCCATTACACGTCCGTATTCACGCCGTCCTGCGCCATGTGTACACGGCCAGGTACGGCGGCATGTTGTTGTGGGCCTGGCCGCCGCAGTTGGACGTAGCCTTGCCCGTGTAAGCGTTGGCGGTGCCGCGGGGAGACACGATCTTGATGGCCCCGGTGCCAACGGCGTCGCTCTGGCCCGTGTAATCGTAGCCGTGAGTGTGGTTTGCCATCTCCGCCGCCGTCAGGATGTGCTTCTCCTCGCCGCCGGTGGAGCCCGCCGCATGAGAATCGCCAGCCGCCAAGAGAAACCTGTCCTTGATCTGCTCCCAGGTGCCTCCAAACAGGTCCGCTGGGGATGTGGGGGCCGTAGACTGGTAGATGCTGCCGACGGGGTGGAGGTAATCCAGGAGGGCTTTCCCCAAATACAGGATGGGCCACTTGAACTCTACCACCTTTTCGTGTTCCGCCACGCCGCCGAAACAAACCCCGGGCAGGGTAAAACTCATGTTCAGCGGAACCGAAACGGTGGGGATAGTGATTTCCCGCGTTACCGTGGTGCCCAGGGAGTCCGTAGCTTTGACCTGTACAACGATGGTCGTGTCCGTGCCAAAGGCAACCAGATACACAATCTTCGTGCCGCTGGTCTGGTCGGTCAGTGTGGACGCGCCGGTAATTTCCACAGATGCCTTGTTCCAGGTCAGCTGGAGGGACAGGGTGAACGTCAGCTTGATATCTGCGCCCATGGCGTTATCCGTCCACACGCTGTTCGCGTAAGAACCGCGCACAAAGGTCAAATCCTGGATTCCTGGGCCGCTGTACGCGTTCACGGCGATGTTCTGGGTAACAGATACCGTGCGCCCTCTGCTGTCCGTGACGGCGGCTACAACGGCCATTGTGCCGCTTCCTGTAAGTACGTTGGCCCCGTCCGGGCTGGCGGCTTTTCCGCCGATGGTCAGAGACTTGGCCTTGATGGTGCTGCCGTAAGACCCAGCGGCAGCAAACGTGGCTTTCAGAGCGCTCTTGCCCTGCACCCAGCCGTATGTGGGCTGATACCCGGAGGTGTCGGACAGGCTCACGGACAGGGTGGGTTTTACCGATGCGGGTATGGATGCTGTCAGTGTGGTCGTATTGGTGCCCACCACGGCGTCCCCGTTGTAGGTGGTAATTTCCGCCGTGATGTTTACGGAGATTCCAGATGCATTCTGCACGGCCCAATCCAAAGGCGGCGTATACGGAATGGACGTGGCACTGGATTTTGTCACCACAGTTACCTGCGCCGCAGACCCGCATTTAAGCCTGATGGTGTGGGTAAACGTGTTCACGGCACGGTTTACTGTAATCGTCCCCGCAGACCCCAGGGTGAGGGATGCCGATACAGACGATGCCCGGGGGATATCCTGGAGTGTAACTGTGCCGGAAACGGACAGAGATGCAGGGGTGTACTGCGAGGTAAACCCGCTGTGCCAATCCGCCGACAGGGTAACGGACCCCTTGCCGACGCTGTTGTGGGACACGGTGATAGACTTGCTGCCCAGCTTGTACCAGCCCCTGGAATTGTACCGGTACGGGTTATAAACCCTGGTGCCTTGCAGAGTGTAATAGCAACTATTGGCGTCCAGGTTGTAGCTCTCTCCGGTGCCGTCATAGATGTATAGCGTCAGGTCCAGTGTGGACTTGTTGTCCGCGATGCTCTGGGATACGCTGTAATCCAGCCGCAATTGCCAGCCGGTGGAAGATTTTGCGCCGTAAATGCTTGCCATCAATTCACCCCCACGAAGGACACGGAACCGTTTGGCTGCACGACAATGCCCATAGGCCCCAGGCGGAACTTGCTCAGCTCCACCAGCTCAAAGCTGTTGTTGTTCCAGTACGCCAGAAGGGTCCCGGAAGTATCGTAGAATCCGATTTTGTCGTTGTACTCCTTCAGCACGATTTCCGATGCAGAAGATCCTATGCGCAGCACCGGATGGCCGTCGTCGTCGATACTGGCGTCGATGAAGTCAGAAAGCGTCTGGCCGTTGACGGTGACTCTTTCTGCGGACATTTGCCCGGCGGTGATGACATTTGCGTTGATCTCGCCATCCATGGTCAAGGCAACACCGGAAATGGTATTTCCGCCGTCCTTGGAGAATCCCAAACCACCGGTGGACATAATCCACATCCGGGTATTGGGTGTAATGGTGGGCGTATCTCGCAGGGTCCACCCAACGGGGAAACCCTGATCGTCCAGAGTCAGTTCATAATACCCGCCCTTTGCCCCGATGATCTTCTGCGTGGCGTTTTGCATGGCCTTGGTAAGGCCCTCATAAGCTCGCTTGATGCGCTGCTCTGTGGGGCTTTCCATGGCGTAATCCGCGTCCTGTGGGGCGTAACTGTGCATCGTAGAGGACAGACCGCCGTACAGGTGGATTTCCTGTTCCATGACGCACACGTCCAGCCATTCGCCGGTATCACCCTCCACCTGGATGACGTCGCCCACCTCAACAGACGGGTCACAACGCCATTTTACGTCGCAGGGCTGGAAGGATATCTCTAACTCCGGCTGAATCAGGTCTGCAACGGCCTGGTTCATGTAAGGGTTTGTGGACGTGATGCCCAAGCCGGTGCCGGATGTAATGGGTTCATCTTCCGTGCCGGTGGTGAGGCTGGATACCGTGTACAGATCGTCTGCCGTGCGGGTAAGGCCGGACATGTACTGTTGGTCCCGGCTGACCTGAAAAGTAGTCTTTGCGTACCACTTAAACACCAGATTGCCGTCCCGGTCGAAGTGCGCGGACTGTCCGCACAGTCCAGCCAGCCACCCCAGCTGCTGTCGGATGGTGCCCTCAAACACAGACTCGATTGTCATATCCGGAAAAGTCACCGTTGGGGGAGTCAGGCCGCTTTGCGCACACAGGTCCGTCAGCATAGCGTCTGGCGTGGCGGGGAACTCAATTTGCGGGGTGTACTGCTCCGTCAAGGATGCCATCTGGTCATAGCCAGTGATTTCCCAGCCATACACCAAATTTTCTACGCCGTCTGCGGGGATGTAGTATCGTCCCAGGGGGACATATTCCACCCCAGACGCTGCGGTGCTTACGCCGACAATTGACTTACCGGCCACAGCCTGACCGGCGATGGCTGTCGCGCCTGTATCACCGCCAGGAACGTAGATGCCGATATACGGCACAAAGTACCCACCGGACAACTGCAGCGGCTCATCCGGCTTGTAAATGCGGATTTTGCACCGCCCGGAACAGGCAGATCCGACGGAAATGCCGTCTGAAGAATCAAACGCCGGTGTGGCGGTGATCTCCTGAACGTAGTTCCCGTCAAGCTCTGTCTGCCCGTTGAAAATCACCTTTGCCTTGATTTCGCGGCCATAATCCGCAAAAGCGGTGTGGAAAGCGGTGGAGACATTGTACATGGCGTCACCTCTCCACGAAGTTCATGGACAGACTCTCCCATCTCCATTCCCCATTGATGCAAGAATACATGGGCGTAGTCCGGTCGCCCACATAGCATGTCATGGTGCGGTTTGTACCGTCCTCTGCATCTGGCCCTGTCGCCTGGAAAAATACGTCCGTGACGGCTTTCAGGATTGTGGAGCATTGTTCAGCAGTCAGAGGGGGCCATTCCATGGTCCACTTCCGCTTTCTGGCCACTCTGTCTCGAAATGCGTCACCGTTTTGGTTTCTGCCGGAACCGTCTGCATCTACGTCCTGTAATCCCCAGGAAAAAGACTTAGGGTCAGGGAGCGGCACTGTGGTCTCGTCTTTCTTTTTTACCGTGATGATTGCCATGTGCCCTCCTTACGCAAACAGGGGAGATTTGCCGGTTGCCCGGACCACCTCTTTGTTTTTCTTTACGACGTTGCGATACACCACGTCGCCGTCCATATTGATAGTAATGTTAATATCCCCGGACACTCCATCCTTATTGGACATAGCGGACATTACAGCGCGGTACACACCATCGGACACGGCGGAAACGATTTGATCGTTGTTCGCAACGGCTGTCCGTCTGCCGATGTTGCCCACCATCTCCGCGCCAGCTTCACGGGCGACAAACAACTGTCCCTCGTTGGGAAAACCGCCTTCGGCGAATTGTTTGATCTTCGGGATGTTTACCAATCTCTTATTGAAAGCGGGTATGATTTGAACACCGCCGATTTTTAGACCCTTAAAGTCCAGATGGAACATCTCATTTACCGCATCAATCACGACATTGACGATGGAGATAATCCCGTTGGCCATCTTCTTTACAAATCGAGTAATAGGGTTGTCGTCCAGCTTCCATGCGGCGTGAGACGACGCAAGCCCGGCGGCAAGCACGGCAAGGCCGAGCCCAATTCCCGCGCCAGACAGGAGCAGCAAAACGCCGAGAACCATAAGCGCACCGCCAACAATACCAGCAATATAAGAGATCGATTTTTTCAGGAACTTCGAAACGGCGTCCCAGTTCAGCACTGCAGCTGTTGCGAGGCTTGCCGCGCCGATTACCATCAGAGCAATGCCCAGAGGGATGTTTACTCCAGTAAACGTAAGCAACGCGCCGAGTACCAACTGCGCGGCACCAAGTATCACCATAACGGTAGTAATTGTTTTTTTCACGGAATCAGGCATTTCGTTCCACTTTGGAACAATTGCTGTGGCCAGCACGAACGCACCAGCCACCATCAAGGCAATACCCAGCGGGATATTCGCCCCGGAGAAGGCCAAAATAGCGCCTACCGCCAGTGCGCCCAATGCAACGAATGTGACCAGCCCGCCGATGATTTGTCGGACATCTTCCGACAGTTTATCCCACGTCAGGGTTTGAGACGCAATCAGTTCCGTTGCACCAAATGCCATAAGGCCGATGCCGATGGGAACATTTGCCCCGGAAAAAGCAAGGATTGCGCCGATAACCAGCGCCGCAGTTCCGCTTACAAGGTCAATGTTTGCGATGGCATTTTCCAAAACATTCTTTACGGCGTCCGGGTTATCTTCGTTGCCGGAAATCATCAGCGCAAGGCCGCTTGCCATCATGGCGATTCCGGCGGGCACGTTAATCCCGGTAAAAGCGAGAATCGCGCCAATAACAAAATCGGCCGCGCCTAATGTGGCTTTGATTTCTGCAATGTTGTCTTCGATTGTCTGTTTGATCTCAGAAACCTTGCTTTGAACCTCCCCAGCCAGGAAACCGTACTCGGGCAAATTAATTCCAAGTCCACCAGAGCCGGTAATGCCAGCATCCGTTTTGCCGGAAGAACCCGCGTTGGACGGCAGGATGTTCAATTCGTCAAAGCCCATGGTGTAGCGCTTGAACTCCTTGGCAGCATCTACCGCTGCATCCATGTTGTCCGAAAGCTCCCCGGCGGCAACAGCCCCACGATTCACACCATCCCAGTCAACGTCCGTAAGCTCAAACCCAAACAGTTTAGCCAGCGCGTTCGCTAACTCGCGGACAATTTGCAGAAACGCAATGACATAAGGCAGAACCTTGGTCAGAATCGGGATAAACAGATTGCCGATTGCACGGGACACCTGAGTGATTTCTGCTCTAAGCACACGCAGCTGGTTCGCAGGAGCTTCCAGGGTTCGGGCCATGTCGCCCTGTGCGGTAGTCACCTGTGTCATAATAGCGTAGTACCGCAGTTCTGCTTTTTCCGCCTGATTCATGGCGGAAACGCTCTTGGTAATACCAAGATTCAGCGCTTCCTGCTGCAATCGCGCAACAGACAGGTCATAGCCCAATCTTCGCAGTGGCTCCAGTTCGCCTGCAATGCCGGATTGTAGCTTCTGCATGGAGTCCTCAATAGAGATGTTGAAGAAAGAGGACAGGTCATAGCCTAACTGTGTCAGGTTTTTGCTCATGGTGTATGCCCGGTCTTCTGTGTCGCCGAATCCGGTCAAAAGTGTTTGGAACACACCCTGGTTCCGCATCCACTGCGCCGGGTCGATGCCCATCACAGAAGATACTTTTTCTGCGTAGTTCTGCGCTTCCTTTGCGTATTTACCCAGTGCGACGTTGAACAGGTTCAGGTCCTCCTGGTACGTGTTGGATTCCGTGATAGCCGTTCCGATAAGACCCACCACGCGCCGCAGCCCAGCATACAAAATTCCGAACCGAATCATGCCCGTAGCTTTGCTGAACATGCTCGTTCTGCGCGTCCCGCGCTGCACGGCGGTGTTGTACTGGTTTACCATCGTAATGGCCCGCTGGAGTCTGGCGGGTAGCGCAGCAAATCCCGTTCCAAGCCGCTGCATCTCGTCAGACAGCGGGCGAATCGCCGCCGCAAGCTCTTTCATTTGGCGGTTAAACTTATCCAAGTCCGCCGCATCAAGCTCACGCATGACCTCCGGGAGTTTGCCGAGTTGGCTAATAAACGATGTGAGATGGGAACGTCCCAGTTCGGAGAGCGGGCGCATACCGTCTGCAAGGGCAATCAGCTTATCGCCGTCCGTTGTCTTGATTTGGCTCAGCGCCGTAGAAAGTGCGGAGATTTGGTTCGGCACAGAACTGGAGATTTTGACGGCGCTGACCTCACTCAGGCTTTTCAGCCCGCTGGTCAAGGACCGGATCTTCTGGAGCTTATCTGCGCTGGTGTTCTCCAGGGCCTTGTTCAAGGAGTCCAACTGCCTGGCAGTAGTGCGCAGAGCCGACACGCCCCCGGATGTGGCCGTTTTCAGACGAACCAGAGTATTTTGCAGCTTTTCCAGGGACGCTACAGCACTGTCGCTGTTTTCCTTAATTTGAAACTCAATACCCTGGATTTCCACATTATCCGCCATTCTTGCCACCTCCCTGTTCGAATCGTTTGTTGTTCGCGATCATAAACATCTCCATGACGGACCGCGCCTTCTTGTCGCCTTGCTCCTGTTTTTTGGGCTTTTCGCTCTTTGCATACAGGTCGTATGGGGAATCACGGTACGGCTTTGGCCTGGTGCCTTTCTTGCCGCCCATGCGGAGAATGGGTGCCAAATCCGCCACGGCTTCATAGATGTATGCACCGTGCAGCCATGCGGTTTGATTTGTCAAATCGCGTTTAATCTTCGCTGCTTCCCTGTAATATTTGACCAGTTCGCAGTCCTCGTCCCAGTACTGGCTATAGGTCATACCAATGGCCAGATAATACGGAAACAGCTCATAGAATTTATCGGAATAGCGGGGGATTGGCTCCCCCGCTTTATTCGACGGCGACTCGTTTACCAGTTCGCCGTCCAGGTAGGGTTTTCCTCGCTTTCCGCAGGCTCGTCCAGCAGGGCGATGATGGGGTCGTTGTACATCTCAACCAGCTTGCCGATCAGTTCGTCCTTCTTGGGCATACCCGAATAAATCCTGTCGATCACATCGCGCTTAACAAACCGATGATGAGCCTTAAAAGCTCCAGCAAACAGCGCGGGAAGATTGGTCATAGGCTTGCTTTCGACTTCGGTCGCAACAAACCCTTCTTTCTCCATCAGCTCCACGGTCTTGCGAGTATATTCCAGGGTGTACGAAATGCCAGTCACGGGGTCCTTAACAGTAAGCGTCTTTGCCATGTTCTGTTTCCTCCTTATTCGCCATCCAGGTTGATTACGGTCGAGGGGGCGATGGTGATAGCCATGCCCACAACTTCGTTGACACCGCCTCCAGTGGGGTACACGGACAATTCCCCCTTAAAGCTGAACTTGCCGTCCGTACCGGTAGGAGTCAGAGTTCCCGCGCTTTCGGTGCCGCCGAACCATACGGCGTAATCCTCCTGCTTGCCCTCCAGCGCCTTGAGCGCCTTATAATCGGTCAAGGTGTAGTTGGCGGTGAAGGACAGGCCGTCCATGGACTGAATGCCCGCGATGAAAGTCTGCATCTTGTCGGAAAGCGTGGTGGTTTCCAGCATGTCGGGGTCGCCACCCAGATCGGGGAACTCCTTGATGTCGATCAGCTTCGACCACGAAGCGGCGCTGGTATCTTTATGCATCAGGAAAACCTTGTAGGTAGAGATAGCGATAGGTCATCATTCCTTTCTGTTATCGTCTGAAAATAGTGGCCCCGTCTGTTTCCGCCCTGTATCTGGCAACAAGACGGTAGATAGAGGCGTTTTCCATGTTCGGGACCGGGGACATGGAAATCCTTGTGAAGTTACGCGCATACATCATCCTGTCGATGTCTGCCATGATGGAACGGCATTCACTCTTTTTCCCGCCAGTTTTGTTGGAGTAGACGTTTACCTCGTACATCAGTACGGAATATCTCTCGCTTTCGGATGAATCCAAACGATTTGTGGCGGTGTAATTGTCCTGCTCCACAATGCTGGCATGTGGGAATTTAGGGGGTGCATTGATGTACTCCCCGGCCACGTCAATGCCCGGGTATTTCTCGCGCAGCTGTTCCGCGATTGGCGTATACACCTTGCTTTCAATGTCGGTCATCGGAACACCTCCTTGACCAGGGCTGGGAGCCTATCTGAAAGCTCCTTTACCGTGTCGTACATAGACATGTTGGCCGGGTTGCCGTGAGTAAGAACCACCGTATTGCCGGTTTTTGGGTTCGTTTTCTCAACTCCGTTTGTTCCGGGGTCCCCGTAGTAGCCCCACGTCCTTTGCTTGCCGTGGCCCTTTCCGTAAGCGCCGCGAACCATGCCGTTTCGCGCGGCTTCCGGGTGGTTGTCCGGGTACATAACGCCAGTGCCGAATTCAATAAACAGGACGGACGCACCGACAGCTACTACCGCCGCCGTGCGTCCGTCCCGTTCTTCGATTTTTACATTCACGTCGTTTGTCCCGTCGTATACGGCAGACTCAAATTTTGCGGATGCGATATCATATCCCATGGAAGAAAGCTCTCGGAGAAGCGCATTCGCACGGTCCTCCAGCCATGTCCGGTAATCCTCGACTGCGTCAATCATCCGTTGAATGCCCGCAGCGGACAGCGCCGTCTTTACAGTCCTTTTCACGACACATTCACCTTGCTGACGGCGATGGAAACCAAATTCAGAGACTTGGCGATTTGCTTTACAACGTAGTCATAAAGAGGCCTTCCGTCTTTATATTCCGGCTTTTTGTCGATAAAAAGTACTGCGTTTTCGTCAATGGGGCAGGTCATATCATCTGTGATAATCACCTTATCATAGGAGATGAACTGCCCAAACTGCTGAATCTGAGCATACCCAGCAGCCGGGGAGATATTGGCTTCCATTTTCACCGGGCCCGCATATTTCACGTTTTTTTCGCCGGTTTCGTAGCCACCAGCGTCCTTCCCCAGTTCTGTCCCTTGGTACAAAAGATACCAGCACGGCCTTTTGTTTCGGTTCATGATTTTCATCCTTGCACCTCACATGGTGGCCGCAAACGGCACGATCTCCCGCATAAGAGAGGGCGGCACGTCGCCGCCCTCATAAGACCTGGAAACGCCATTTTCGCTATGCGCCGTTTCTCCTTCTGCCCCGCGTTTATTGATGAGATATGCGGCGATTTCGATTTGGTTGATCTCATAGCATGCGGGGACAGCAGTAGCATCTGTCCCGAACGGAAACGCTCTGCGGAGAATTTTGCTGGCCGCAATATTCAGATACGCAGAGAGAATCGATTCGCTTGTCTCTCCGGTCATGTCTCCCAGCATGGCCAGTTTTTCTTCGTCGCGCATCTCATACCCCCAGATTAGCCGGTGACAGCTTTGGTATTAACGGGATTGCTGGCGTCGTTGGCGATGAACACGCTGCGGCTGTAGGTGGGCTTGGTAAAGCTGGTGGCGATGCCGGTAAACTTGCCGTGATACCACTCGGGGCCATGGTCAAGGCCGATCTGGCCGAACAGCTGATACTTCTCGCCCGCGCCGGTCTTTGCCAGCTGTTCCAGGAAGAAGTTACCCTTGCCGGGCACAGGCTGGAACACAGGGGAAATAGCGTCCAGGTTCAGCAGCAGAGCGGTGCCAGCGGGCAGGCACTCACCGAGGTACAGGTACACCTTGCCCAGGGGAGTAACCACGCTGGAGAGGGAAATACCGTTGATTTCACGCGATTCAGGGACCACGGTCAGGCCATTCTGAACAGCGTCGGCGTTGATCTGGAACATGGTCACAGCGTCACACCACAGGCAAAGGCCATCGGTGGGAGCGTTCTGGCCATAGACCTTCTTCACCATGTCGGCGATATCCCACAGGCCCAGAGGCTTGCTGCCCATGGCCGTGACGTTGGTGGTGATTGCGGTGACAAGCCCCCGGGTCTTGTTGATCTTGGTGTCATCGGTAGCCTTGTTGTACACGCCGTTGATGAACGTGTATTCAATGTCGCGGTTGATCTTCTGCATCTTGGCGGCCACCTGGAAGTCCAGTTCATTAATGGGGTTTGCCTGTTGACCAGCCACGTTCAGGCCAGACAGGGTGCCCATATTGGACTGTTTGGCATAGGAGATGCCGACAGCCTCATGAAAAATCTGGGTAACGTTCGTTTGCTGCTCCCGGGTCACAATGGAAGCATCGGGGGCGGTCAAAGACGCAGATTCGGAGATGGCGGGCTGTTCTCCGCCGCCGGTGGTGTACTCCTGGCCGGTAACAAACTCTACGTGGTCCGTCACCTTAGCCCGGGAACCGATAATGGAACTCAGGGGGGTCTTGGTATTGCCCTTGTTAAAGAGCATGCCGGAATAGTTCAGCGTTGCAAAGCTGGTAGCAAAAGTATCTGCCATGTCTTAACTCCTTTTATTTGTTATTTGCGGATTCTTCCTGTGCCTTCAGGCGCGTGTAATAAGCGATTTCCGCATAGTTCTTGCTTGCACGCGCCTCCTCGATCTTCTTGTCGTAATCAACTCCAACGGGACCGGCACCGCCGTGCGGCGCGGGAGTTCCCTTGAGTATGTCGGACTTTACCTTCTTGGCATACTCGTCCAGGAACTTCTGCTGGTTCGCAAAGACCTTTGCGGAATCACCAGCCGCCAGAGCTTTGGCAGTGTCACTTGCCAGGTCCTCTGCATAGCCCTGCGCCACGAACTTGGCCTTGTACTCAGAGACGGTCTTTGCCGTTCTCAGCTCGTCAAGCTCTTTCTGCATGGCGGCAATGCTATCGGCTTGCTCCTGCTTCTTGCGCTCGTCCTCAGAAAGCATGTCGTTGTACTTCTTTTTCCACTGGGCGGCGTCGGAGTTTGCCTTGGAAATAGCGTTCTTCTGCCGAGAAAGCTCTGCGGCGTTGTCCTCATACTCAAAGCCCTCCAGGGCCTTGAGCTTGTCCTCGGTGGACATATCTGCGTAACCTTCGATTCTGCTGGTGTCGATTTTCATGTTGATACCTCCTGCGTTTTTTCGGCGGTTCCCTCCGCACCGTTTTCCGTTTTTTCCGAGGTTGTCTCCCCGTCGCGTTTTAACGACTTCCCTGTCGATAGTTCCTTTTCTTCTTGCTTTTCGGCATATTCCGCGCTGATTTTGTACGCAAGCTGAGGATCGGAGAACATGCCGCAGTGTGTAAATGCCAGTTGGGGGGCAATTTTCCCGTTGTTCAACATGGCTACCAGAACGCTGGCCTTTTCGCTGATATTTTCGTAGTTCCGGCGCGTAAACCGGATTTCCAGGGCGGACATTTTCAGCGAAAGCGCCCGCAAATTGTTGCAGATTTTGATAGCGATTTTCAGAAACTGCTTTTCGGACCGTTTGAACATCTGTTCGGAATCCTTTGCCCGCGCCTCTGCCGACGACCATCCGTCGCGCATAATGACCGCAGACCCGGTGTCGCTGGTTGAGGAGCCTCCATTCCGGTTCGGCATTCCGCAAATCGTCAGAACGGTGTCGTACATGTCATCCGTCAAGGTCTGGGTCTGCGTCTGGTTCAGCTCCGCCGTCAGGTACCCAACGTCAGCCTTGAGCGTCGCGTCAATGTCCTTGAACTTAATAGCGCCCTCCGCCCTCAGATTCTTGTAATCTTCGGACGAAATGTCCACGTTGTGGAACAGCATCAGCGCCTGGACAAACTGTTCAACGCCGTCCATGCGGTTGGATTGGACGTTGTTGATAGCGTCCAGAAGGGGGAGCACAATCTCAAAAGCGCCCAACCGGGCTTCATTGGAGGGGTATTCGATAATTGGAATGCCCAATATCTGTGGCTCCGCTTTCACATCCCAGGTTTCCGTTACCTCAAAATACGTGTCTTCGGAGTAGCAGCAGAAAACAACGGTGTTGTCCTCTTTCTGCACATACGTCACGCCCAAGATGGGCCGGTGGCCTAAGCCGCTGGAGTACACCACAAAGGTGTTGCGCGGATCCAGTGTAAAAATCTCAAACGGAGATTCATCTTCTTCCACGTCCGCCATTCTGTCCGGCAGAATCATGCGGTAAGACGTGCCGCAAATATGGAACCAGTCCGCCAGCTCCTTGTCCTTGGCGGCCTTGTCCTCTGAAAGCGCATAATCGTTGAGCTTGGACACGCCTTCAGCGACAGATTCATCGTTCCCCCTGCTGACGTACTGCACAGGCTCACCCAGAAGATACCCGACCTTGAACGAAACAATTTCGTTCGCCCGGTTCACAACGATCTTGTTGTTGATTTCTGGTCTGACGTCCTTTACCCTTCCCAAAATGGGCTGGTCTCCCTTGTAATACCTGTAAAGATACTCAATGTCCGCCCGGTTCATCTGGTGGATGGGCATAGCCTTTTGCAAAACATCCACCACGTTTCCCCGGGTGACGTGCTCAACGTCCGTGTAGATAACCTTCCGACCAAAAAGATTCATTGGCACACCCCCTTAAAATGGCCGCTTGAACACTTCCACTTTGCCGCCCACTCGCATCCGGATTTCGTTCTCCAGCAGGGACAGTGCATCCGGCGCGTCATCGTGCGGCACTTTGCCGCTCCGGGTGTAAGTGGTGACTTCCTTCATAAAATTGAAGTACTGGCTGCCCCGTTTATAGGTGGACGGATGCTTGAACCAGAAGTGTTTCTTGATGTTGTCGGACGCAAATTCAATTCGCGTCTGTTTGTTGGAAATGGTCCTTTTTGTGCGTATTCCAACGCTATATCCACGCTGCCGGACGATTTCCGCAACGTCTCTGGCGTAATACATGCCCGCGTTGTTGCTTTCAAACAGCACGTCCGCAACGCGATTGTCGATTAGGCACCTGGCGCATTCCGGCTTTGTAATGTCCGGCGGTGAGTCGTCGAACACCACGTCCACGATATACACCTCATCACCGTACAGTGCCGCCACAGGAAGGGCGGTGCTGTCGCTGCCGCTTTCTGCTGTGTCGCACACGGCAATAATGGCATCCGGGCCACGGTCTGTGGGCAGTTCGAAAAAATAATTCAGCTCATCCTTGTTAAAAAGCAGCCCCTTTGCTTCAAAGGGCTGCTGCTGAAATTCACTCTCAAACTGTTCCGCACCCAAAAGCTCCCTCTGTTGGCGGAAATACGCTGTGGTAAACACCTTTTTCCCGTCCCATTCGTATTCGTAGTTACTCTCGTCCGTAACGGGGTCAAGTGCCGGTATTTCGATGGCTTTCCACGCCCAGCCGCCTTTTTGCGCTTCCTCTTGGAGGTGGCCGATGGGGTCATACAGGGAATATCGGGTCCCCGTTGCGATAATAGGGGTGCCCTCAATGGCTCGGCCCAGGATATCACCGGATATGATCTCCCACTTATCGTCTAACCTCTGGCGGTTTTTTGCTTCCCCGCGTCCATCTACGCAGTCATCCAGATATAGGACGTTCGTAGCCTCCGACAATCCCACTTGTCTTGCGTCAATAGATCGGCACATGACTGTGGGGAAACGGGATCTTGACCGCAGATTCAGTATCTTTGTGTCCGCATTGGTCTGCACCAACGGAGAATTTGGGAAAACGTCATAGAATAAATATTCATTTGGCGTTTGCAGATACTCCAGGCACCCGGAATAAAAGCTCTTCACCAGGTCGTCCCCCGTCCCTTCCATTAGGGACGACTTGTCCGGTTCCCGCCCGGACAGGAAATTGACAAAATTGATGCCCAACTGGGATTTCCCGGCGCGTTTGGGCATCGACAGCGTCAGCAGCCGCAGTTTCCCATCCAAAACCTCCTGATACGCCGCAACAATAGGCCGCAGATAATGTCTTCGGGGTGCGTAGAACTTCTTCTCCGGTTTGCGGTTCATCTCGATGTACAGCAGAAACGTGTCGAAATCGTGCGGTGCGTCAAAGCACATGGCCTTTTTGTACACGTCAAACAGAGAATCCGCCGCATTTGCGCTGCACTTGTGCAGGGCCGCAGAACTCAGTTTTCGCAAATCCTTGCTCAGCTCATGGGCCAGGGTGAAATCGTCCGGTTCCAGTTGTCGGCATACGGACAGAAGGTCCATGTACGGCACGTGGTCGGACGGATCCCGCGCAATATGCTGTTTTATGCGTTCCGATAGTTTTGCGTAGTCCATGTGGCCTCCATTTTTGCATAAAAAGAGACGGGTTCCCGAAAGAACTCGTCTCTTTTATTTTGCTTGTATAGGTTACTCGCCCACGTTGATTGTGATCGTGTCAGAGGTCTCGTTGAAATCAGCGGTCAGTTTGAACTCAAGCGTCTTGACCTCGGAAATGTCGGACAGGCCAGCCTTTTCAAGGTAGAAAAACATGGAATAATTGATGTTTTTCCCGCCCTGCATTGTTGCGGGGACTCCGCCCAGGTATTGGACCATCGTATCATTCACAGAGCTGTCCTGCGGATATACCGTAATTTCCTGGTCCGTCTTGTTCTCGAACAACATCTGGATGTAGCAAACACCCGGCACGGAATCTAACTCCGTGATGCCCAGGTACGTTGCCTTGAACGTCTCGCCGTCATACACGACCTTCTCAACGGTCTGACCTCCGGCCTCGCCGTCATCCGGTTGGTCTGCGGTTCCGTCGCTGCACCCGACCATAGCAATTGCCGCCACCATGATGGCAAGCAGCACCGCCCACACTCTCTTTGCTTTCATTTTCCTTTTCCTCCACACTTATTTTCTCCCGGGTGGCCGGGGGAATTACTTCATCTCGCGCCCGTTGCCAGAATCGGCTCGTGTTGGCCCTTGACCCATTCCTTGTTTTTACCGTACCGGTAAAATCCCTCGTAAGTTTTCCGGTTGTTCACGATACTTTGCACCGTGCTGATAACGAACGGCTTCCCGTTCCGGGTGGTATACCCGTCCTTGTTGAGGCTGTCCACGATTCCATTAAGCGTCATGCCGCCGTCCCGAAGCTCAAATACTCGCCGGACAACAGCCGCTTCTTTCTCGTTGATGCAGAGCGCACCACCTCGAACTTCATACCCCATAGGTGCTCGACCGCCAGAATAGCCGCCACGGGAGGCTTTAACTGCTCTGCCAGCGCTCGTGCGCTTGTTGATGTTGTCTCTCTCCATTTCGGCGCACGTCAGAGTGAACGCCTTGAGCATTCCGGCAAATACGCCGAATTGCCCGAAGTCCTCGCAGATGCTGATTAGCTCAATGCCTTTGCGCAGCAGTGCGCCCTGGTAGTAAAAGTATATGTTGATGTCTCTGGCCACCCGGTCAGATTTCGCAACCACGACAGCTTCGTAAGGAGGGTTGTTCACGTCTCCGTAAACGATCTCGTCGAACCCGGGGCGGTACTTTGCGCCGCTCTCTCCCTCGTCGGAAAACCAACGCAGGATGTTCATGTCGTTCTTGCGGCAGTATTCCTCTATCTGTTCACGTTGCACGTCCAGCCCAAACTTATCTTCTCCAGTTTGCCCGTCTGTGCTCACGCGGATATATGCAACCACGTTTTTCATACGGCTCTCCTCCTTTGGGGCCAATCCAAAATTGGATTGGCTTCTACGGTTATTGTATCACACAGTAAACGTAAATGTCAAGCCGCCATTTTGTTTTTCTCTTTTATTTTTTGCGGGCATTTTGGGGCTTACCCGGCCCCGCTCCCGCCCTTGATATCCCCCGCCCCGGTCACGTCGCGCGTGTCCCCGTCTCCACAAATTACGCAAAATCATGATTTTGCTATTGACAATTACATATAATCTGTTATAATAGTATCCGTACAGCAGAGGAGCGCACCCGCCGCCGGTCAAGCAATGCGGATACGCTCCCCACACCAGACCAGAGGCCCAGCGCGTACAGTGTACCACGCCCGGCCCACCTGGTCAAGAGATAGGCCAGTAAGGCCGGGAGGTAATATGATGGATTATACAACAGTACTTGCAAAGGCAACACAGACACTGGAGCAGCGCAAGGACCGCAGCGCATGGGATAAGGGCGTTACCGTGTATGCCCTTGAGCTGGTAGAGCAGCTGACAGACGCCGCCAGGGGCGGCTACATCGACGCAGCCGACCTGATGGACCCGCGCATGCTCCGCAAGGCCCTGCAAAACGGCGCGGACGATTGGAGGGCCTACAGTTGGGGCGGCTGCTCCCTGATCTACAATGGCGACATTGCCGGGCGCCTGTGCTGCCCGTCCGAGCTCAAGCGCACCCGCAACGGGGCACGCAGACCCAACAGCCGGGAGGAGTGGCTAGACACTCAGGCCCGCGCACTGTACCAGGCGGCCAACCGCGTATATAAGGCGCTCCGGGCCGCCCAGGAGGTGCAGGCATGAGCACTAACGAGATCGCCGCCAAGGTCCAGGAGCTTAGAGAGCTCCGCCGCATGGCCGACGAGTTGGCCGCAGAGATTGACGGCTTGCAAGACTCCATCAAACAGCACATGGACGCCGCCGGGGTTGATACCCTGGCGGGCCTGGATTACAAGATCACCTACAAGACCGTTACATCGTCCCGGCTGGACTCTAAGGCCCTCAAGGCCGATCAGCCGGATCTGTTCGCCAGGTACACCAAGCAGACCACGGCGCGCCGGTTTTGCCTCGCTTGAGGGGGTTCCGGATTGATATCTATCTTGTTGCTGATCATCTGGTTTCCGTTGGCCGTCCTGGCCGACGTGGTCCGCAAGTCCAAGTAATCAACCCTCTGACAGGGGCAAAGCCCCAGAAAGGATATATCGCCATGACATATGTAGACGCGATCAAGGCCGGATATAGGCCGGCAGATACCAAGTACCAGCGCGGATATATCAGCCGCTTGGCAGATCCCGACGCGCAGCCGGTACGGACTGCCGGAGGCACCCGCAAGGGCCAGCTGTATGTGCTGCTCCCCTGCTATTGCAGCACTCGATACTGCATCCGGCAGTATCTATATATATGATCTTTCAGGCAACAGGCCGCCCCGGAGCTAGTCCGGGGCGGTTATTTTTATGCCCTGCCCGCGACGGCGTTTTAATGGCGTTTTGCGGGCTTTGCTGTTTGGCGATATTGGGATACCTCCGCCAATACAACACGCTGTGCGCGGCGTTTTGGCGTGGTTTGCGGCGGCGCTGTGGTGTAGAGCGTTTGCGTGGTGTGTGGCTGCCCCGCATTCCCCGGACTGGTCGGGCGGCGTGGGCGCTTCTGGGGCCGGTGGATACGACAGCGCCGCAAATCGTATTGACAGGCCCCGCGATGCTGCGGGGCAGGGGGCCTAATCCCGGGCGCGGCAGTGTGCGCCGTCTGGCTCATGGCGTGGAGTGAGTCAAGCGGCTGTGCGCATGCGCCCAATCTGGCAGTTTCACGCCGAAAGTCGCTGCGAAAGTCGCCCGATCTTGCGCGAAAGTCGCTGATAGTCGCTAAACCGTGTATAAACCCGGGAAAATCGTTGCCCCTACTCCGAAAGTTGCTGAATAGTCGCTAGGAAAATCATGCTTCATAGTCGCAAGACGCCGCCTCGATGTACTTCTTCTGAAGTTCTTCGGGCGGTGTTTCTGTCCCGAGGGGATTGTTGGGCGTGAGAACGACCTCTTGTTTGTCGGTCATGCCGAAAAAGTTCTTCGCGCGGAAAATGTACGTAATCTGCGGAATTTTCCCCTGAGAGACCAGTTTTGCATCGATTCCGGCCAAAATTTGTTTGGCTTTTTTTATCATGCCAGCCCTCACGGGGCCCAACGATCCCTTTTGCCAGTCCAAAACCGTTTGAGTTACGGCGCCGAGAGCGAGGCACATATCTTCCACCGTGGGAATCTGCCCATCTTCTACGCACTGTTGGAAATAGTCGTTAAGCTTATCGGCACATTCCTCATCAGTTTTTACGCACGACCTTTTGAAATATTGGAATGACTCCCTAACAATTTGCGAGATTTCTTCATTTGTTGCAGTACACCTGGCCGTAACAGACGCTGATGCCGCGCCCCTGGTGTGCGAGATGGCATTCTCTCCGCGTTCTTGCACGATGATCTTGCGGATAGTCGGCTCGGACAGCCCGTTCTGCTTTGCTACAGTCGCTATATGCTTACATGCGTCATAGTCGGCAAGGACTTGCTCTCTCATAGCTTGCGTGATTTTACTTGCCATCTATGTCACCTCCTGTTCTTATTGTGCCGCGCTCCCACCTCTGCGCTGTGTGTGGCACAAGTTCACCCGCCCAATTGGGCACTCCTACTACTATCTTTTGGACCGGGCGGCTGGAGTCGAACCAGCACATACGGGAGTCAAAGTCCCGTGCCTTACCTTTTGGCTACACCCGCATAAAAACAGACACCCGCGAGATATCCCGTGAGTGTCTGCATGCCGGTAACGCTCTTGCGAGGCCGCTTGCGCGGAGGCACCCATTACCGGCTGTGCCTTAACCTATGGAGGAAAGAAAGAGGAGAAAAATGAAATTTCGGGTTGTGGGCTGACTGGTTCCACTCTCCGATGATACTATTTTAGCACGTTTTTATGTGCCTAATGGGCCAACTTTTAGGAAACCAGGCCCAAATAATCCGCTACGTGCCACAAAAATGCAGCTTTGCGGCGCTTCATGGTTCTCTCGCTGAATCCGCATCCGTCCATGATTCTAAGCGGGTATCTGTCCCGGTTCTCGCAATTCCGCATGATCACCCATACCAGCTTGCGCCGCACGTTCTCGTTGGCAATGTCCCTGCCTACGTTGTCCATTGCGTATTCCACGGCCCGCATTTTCTTCGTCTCCGGCCAGTTCTCTATGGTTGCCAGCCGTTCCGCCTTGCGTTCGGCTATCCTGCTGTTACCGGGGCTGTGTGGCATGCCGGACATGGCGTAGTCTGACGACTCCAGCACTTCTTCGCGGGCCGCATTGTACGCGCGGACCCGGCGGGGATAGCCCCTGACGTAGGCGATACATTCCATGCGGATATCGTAGGGGAGCGAGTATTTGCTGCTCATTGTACCTCCTATTCCAGAGCCGTCTCAACGCCGTATTCTTTAAGCATCTGCCGGATATCTGCCCAGGTAACGTACCCTTCCGCCACGCACTGAGCGGCGTGGTTTAGCTCCACAGCAAGCTGCTGCACATCGTCCATCGGCGCGTCGTGCTTGTCGATCAGGACGTATAGCATCAGATCTATGCCACGGTTCAGGCCCTCCACAATGCCGTTGCTGTAGGCTTTGTCTACGTCGGCCTGTGTGCGAGGGATTCTTCGTGGGTTAGTCTTGGGCATGGGCATCCTCCCTCCTCTTGCCACCACTGCAAAAGGAGTTGTCTTCTACCGGGATACATCCCTCGAACGCACCCATCGGTTCGGAGCAATATCTCTTTCCGAATTCCGTCAAGCCGCTTCTCTTGCACTCTCGGCAGTATACCACCGGTGCCACATCGGCGGCGGGTAGATTCTCTACATATTCCAGAACCGACTCAATGCCGAAGATAAAATGCTCGTTCGCGTGCTCCTTGTCGCACCGGTCTTTCCGGATTGGGAACTTCATTATCGCTTCACGCTCGAGGTATTCAGCCATCCTCAAAAATCCCCTCCCACACTTCTTCGTAACCAGTCTTTTCGTAGTCTATTTTCAGGCGCTTTTCGCGGATCATGGCGTTCAGCGACCTGACACACGGACGTCCATACGTATTATCCTCACAGTAGTCACACATACTTCCGAATCCACAGCACCCAAAAGAGCTACTACCATCTGCACTGTGCCGGTTGCTCCATCTCTGGAAGCCATTTTCCCACTTCCGTTTAACTTTACCTGTGTTGTTACTTGATTGTTTCTCCGATGTGTCATATAACTGCATTTGGTCAGCCATTGTCAGCCCTCCTCTGGTTTATCCAGCGGCAAGCAAGCGCACTCGCAGTATTTGACGTACTGATCGAGTGGAACAAGTACTGTGTCATATTTTTTGTATTTCTTGCAAAAACCGATACACATCTGCACCGGTTCATCCACCTTGCATACATCACCAGCACCATAACCGCTTTCCTGCCACTCGCCGAGGGAGTACACTTCTGCGTTGTTAGGATATTGTGTATAACCGCCAAACGACCGCTTCTCTTCGTCTTTTGTTCTGCTTCCCCACAGCCAGCACGGCATGCCGAACTTCCAACCGTATATCGTATGCTTGATACTGACCGCAACAAGGTTTCTTTCACCCATTGTCAGCCCTCCTGTTCCACGCTCTGACGATATCATCGTCAGATGCCGCGCAATCGTCCAGAGTAAACACCATGTCGCATCCGTCGCAGTAGAGCATATTGTCTCTGAAATAGCTGTATCCCTTGTCGAAGCAAACGTCCCCACCACAGAACGGGCACGGTTTCAGCTCATCCATCGTCATTCTCCTCAAGCATCTCCTTGATTTTCCCGATGTTCTCCCGGATGATATCCATGGTCACATCGCTCTGGATATTGTGCGCAAACACGGCCTTATCCGTTGCATCGGCGTTGTAATATCCGGTAAAAACGGTCCCATCCGGCGTTTTTCCTGCAATGCACATGCGTTCCGCCCCGATATCCATTATCGTTCTCAGGGAGTTTTCCAGCCATTCGGACCAGGGCTGGCGTGTGATATCGTTCATTCACTCCACCTCCCATTTCAGTTCTTCATACAGCTCGCTGAACCGCTTGTTCCACTTCCTCAGTCCGAAGAAACAGTACACGCCAAACACGATCCACAGCCCGCTGGCGAAGTTTTGCAAAATGTTTTCCATCACTCCACCTCCCTCATCCAAAACTCGCGGCGGCAATCGGTGCACTTCCTGTGAATGTTTAGACACCCGCCTCCATCCTTTCTGTGCGAGTGGGAAATTACTGCAGGGCATACGCTCAACACGCCGTTATCATCTATCTGAGCCTCCGGATACTGCTCCAAAAACACGCTCTGACGCGTCTTGTGGGGATGTTCCTTGCTCCACGTCTCAACAAGTTCCACCATCTTCTGCATTTGAGTCGTTTCCCCGAAATCGCTCGGGAACTCTGGCGTAAAGCCACAAAATTCGTTTGCGGCGCATGTATTGCAGGGTTCCGTATGCTGGTCACACATCCGCTTGGCTTCGCTCAAAAACTCCAGCGCGTCCATATCATTCTCCTTTCTCCAGCATATCAGCCGCCGTTCTCAAATCATCCGGCAGCATAATAGGTACTTCGTAGATATTTGCATCGGCCCATTCTGCATATTCGCGCAGGGTTTTGGCAATCTCTTTACGCGATGACTTCATGGTGGCCTCCTTTCACACTGCCACACAGTCTGTCAACTGTGCCATGGTCGTAATCTCCGCCCCGCACCACTCTGGGAGGTTTGCCCTCACCAGAGCCGTTGCCATGGGCGGGCACACGGCATTCCCGCAACGGGCCACCTGTGCACTCTTTTTGTACTCGTTGCCCAAATAGTCGTGGTCAATGATGTAATCCGCCGGGAAGCCCATCGCGTCATACAATTCGCGCGGAGACAGCATCCGCAGTCCGATATCCGCGATGTAGTACAGTGCGCCGCTGATCTCCAGCAGAAGCACCTCGTCCTCCGCCAGCGTGTAGCCGCAATACTCGTTCAGCAGGGCGCGTATCTCGGGCCAGTGCCCCAATTTATCACCGCCTCGCATCTTCGCCATGTATGCCACGCATTCGGCGAACTCCCCGGCGCTGGTGGTCACTGTCTGCATCGGCTCTTTCATGCCGTGCCCCAGATTGTCACCCTTGAACTTTACGACATGGGCAGTACAGACCGCATTGTGGTCAATGGCCGTCACCGTCAGCAAAGGCTCGCCCACCTTTTCGCCGACCACGCCGCCGTAATACTTGGCAATATGAGCTGCCACCACAGCCTCGCGGTCGTGGCTTGTCACCGTGTGCATAGCGTCCGTAATGTCCAGCGGTCTGCCGCCGGTGTAATACTCCACCAGATTGGCGCAGGTCAGGCCGTAGCGGTTGGAGGCGTCCACGGTATTGATGGGCGCACCCAGCCCGGACGCCCGGACACTCTCCGTCTGCTCTGTATGGTACTGGATAAGGGACGGAGCCACGATACCGCCCGTGTGCTTGGCGGTGATGGTCTTGTATGCATCTCCCACGGGCGCGATATGACCGCCGCCGGAATGGTTGCATTCCACGATGAACGGCTTGCCGCTGCGGATGGTGAACTTGTCCACCCCTCGAATAATCCGCCGCATGGTGTTCTTCGCCAGAGGGCGTACCGCCTTCAAGCCATATCTTTCCATGATCTCCGACTTGGATGCGAATACCGACGGGCATGGCAAGCTCCAGTCGATAATTTCCGCCGCGCTGCGCCACTTGGGCAATCCATCTGCGCCGGTTTTGCTGTGAGTCGGTTTCGGCCACACAATGGGTTTTTCGTCGCAACGGGCAATCAGGTAAAAGCGTTTCCGGGAGGTCGGCGCTCCGTAGTCCGCCGCCACCAATTCCCGGAACTCCACGGTGTAGCCCATCGACTCCAGTTGGCTGATAAACTTCCGGAAAGTCGTTCCGGCCAGTTTCTTCACCGGCTTTCCTTTTCGTACCGGGCCCCAGGTCTGGAACTCCTCCACGTTTTCCAAGATAATAACTCTGGGCCGTACTTTTGCCGCCCAGCGCAGCGTAATCCAGGCGAGCCCGCGAATCTTGCGGTCCACCAAGGCCGCACCCTTGGCCTTGGAGAAGTGTTTGCAATCCGGCGAGAACCACGCCAGCCCTACCGGACGGCCCCGGCACTCGGCTACCGGGTCCACATCCCATACGGACGCCTGCAAGTGCTCGGTGTATGGGTGGTTGGTGCGGTGCATCCGGATGGCGTCCGGGTCGTGGTTGATGGCGATTGCCACCCGCCTGCCCATGGCAAGCTCAATCCCGGTTGACGCCCCGCCACCGCCTGCGAAGTTGTCCACGATGATCTCGTCAACGAGGGATTCTTGGGCGTAGATCATTTTGTTTTTCTCCATTCTTCTTTTCCCTCCTTACTCATACGGTACGCCGATGTACTCCAGCACATCCCGCAGCCCCAGCTTGTCCATGCAATAGGCGTACTGCTTCGGATGTGTGACCTTCATTCGCTGGAAGCGGTTTGGCTCCTTCTCCAGATGCGCCCCAAACATACAAAACATACAGCCCGTTCGGCTGCAGCCGGTGGTTGTAAGCCGGTCTTGTGGATCGTAGCACCCAAGATAATCAATCAAATTCATCTGTCCTTCAAATTCAGGATTGTCATCAATCTTGATTTCGCCGTATACCGGGCAATAAGGCACATCGAATTCTTTGATATAATGCAAGACATCCTGTTCCGTCCAGAAGGAAAGCGGTTGTGATGTTGGTCTTTTTGCTTCAAAAGCATTGCAACCGTTGGAACGCCATGCTTGTTCACGGTTTGGGCTTTCTGTCGCCATTGTGCCTATTATTGCCTTTCTTCCAGTCCGTTTCTCGTACTGATTTACAGGCTTATGCTTCATAACGACGCAGCATTTATCGGACACGGGAAATGGTGCGTCTGTCAAAAATGCCCATTTGCCGCCAGTTACAAATTTCGTCCATTCCTCGCCACGGAGCCATTTTGCCCTTTTGCTGTCTGGGTTTCGCCTTGCAGTCTCGACGTACCTCGCAACAAGCTTGGATGCGACTGGATACCCGTACTTCTTGATGACTTCATCGAACCGCATTTCGGGGCGGAGGATTTCCACGTCTGGATTGAAGCAGTCATATTTCCCAGCTTTGACCTCCCGGACGAACCGCTGTATTTCGGGATATTCCAGCCCAGTATTGACAAACACCGCCGGAATGTCAGAGTACAAGGAATCAACAATGTGCTTTAAAACCGTGCTGTCCTTGCCACCGCTGAAAGAAACATAGACTTGTCCATCAAAGTGGTCATACCATTCGCGGATTCTGCGCTTGGTCATCAGGATTTTTCCGGCCAGCGGCACGGCCTGCATCTGCTGAAGATCGCCTTTTGTATGCTTATTATCTGCCACTTCGTACTCCCATCATGTCAAACAGGGAAATCCCACACTCCTCAAACAGAGCTGCGCGGCCTTTCCGCAACGCCCACTGAGCGATATTCTTCTGCCACTCGAACATGTGGGCGTTCATGGTGGCTTTGTCTACCTCGAACCCGCACGGAGGCGGGATGTGCCGCTTGCTGGCGAGAAAGTCCTCGTATCTCACCACTCCACCGTCACTTTCCCGCTCTCCGGCACCGCTACCCGCAGGAACATCGCCAGGTCCGTAAAACTGGTATAGTTAAACTTCATGCGGGCATGCTCCAGGGTCAATCTCTTCCCGGATTCCTGAATCGTAGGTTCTTCATCGGGCGTCTCTGCGGCAGTCTGCTGTTCGGCGTTCGCCCACTCTGCAACCTTCCGGTGCCACAGTGGCAAATTCCCATTTCCGCGCGCAAACGGTGTCCCGGCGGCTTTTGCGGCGGCTCTTACGGTCATGTCTGACGTGCCCATTTCATCCGCCAGCCATTTTGCGGTACCGCCAAAGCTCTGCATGTTGCGAAAGAACTCGCGTTTCAGGTCCTCCGGCAGTGCCTTGAACTCCGGCCACGGCATGGGCCGGGTGATGTTGTAGCTTTTCACTTCTCCATTTTTCTCCCTTCTTTGCTTCGCGGTCAGGTTGTCGCTGGGCAGTGTACACCCGCCGCGCTTCCGGCTGATATGCGCAAACGCACCTCGCGCAGTGCGCTTTTTCTGCATGCAATCGTAGTCAAAGTCATTCATACCGGCTGATATACACCTCCGTCCGGGGGTTTTCCTTGTCGTACAAGACCCGGCTCCCGTCGTGCGACACGATGATGTTACTGTTGTCATCTTCCAGCACTCTGGTATGTACCAGCACATCGTCGATAGCTTCCAGGAGATTGGTCAGGTCCACGCGCCGGTGAGTCGGCATGTAAAACAGACACTTTACCGTTACCGGCTCCGATATCGGCTTGTCCGAGTGGCAGTACCATGCCGCCGACTCCTGATATTCTGTGAACTGCTTAGACGGAATGATCTTCGGATCCCCGTAAGGCCCACGGATAAGCCTGGGGTGGTTCTTCTTTGTCACAGGGGGCAGGGGAATAACGATCTTTTTCATGTCACCCTCACTTCACTATGCGGCCCGTGTTGGGGAAATAGGCCATCCTCACCATCCCGGTGGGGCCGCGTCGGTTTTTGTCCAAGTATAGCTCCAGCATGTCCGGGTCCCATTCGCCCCGGTCCTCCTTCTCGCACGGTCTGTGCAGTAGCGTCACGGTGTCCGCGTCCTGCTCGATGGCGCCGGACTCCCGGAGGTTGGCCATAGTGGCCCGAAACTCGCCGCCACGATCTGACGCACCGGCTCTGTTCAACTGGCACAGGCATAGAAGCGGGATATCCATCCGCATGGCCAGCAATTTCGCCGATCGGCTGTTTTTCGTGGTGCTCTCGTAGAGCGTGGCTTTCTTGTTTTCCTGCTCCAGCAGGCCGATGTGGTCCAGCACAATCAACCCCGGTCGCTCTTTGTAGGCCAGCGCCGTCACGGCCCGCATGTCCATGCCCGTCCGCCGGTTAAACACGATGGGCAACTCGGACAGCTTGGCGGATGCCTCCGCATACTTGGCGTATTCTGCCTCTGTCAGGGTGCCGCCGAACATCAGCAGCCGGGAGGATATCCCCGCTATGTTGGCCGTCAGCCTGCTGGTGCAATCATCCGGTGACATCTCCAAGGAAATATACAGCACCTTCACGCCGCGTTTTGCCGCATTGAGGGCGATTTGCATAGCCAGGGCGGATTTGCCCTTTCCAGGCCGTGCGGCAACGATGTGAAACCCTCCGTTGATAAGCCCGCCGCCCAGCAATCGGTCAAATTCCTGCAAGCCGGTCTTGACGTATGGTGGAGGACCGCCAGTAAATCCCTTGTCAACGCGATTTTTAAGGCTCTTCACGGCCTCGGAGACTTCCAGTCCCCCGGATACCCCCGCGCCGTCCTGAATCGCCGTGACGGCTTCCTGTGCCGCTCTGAGTGCATCCTGTGGGGATAGCTCCGCTGTTCGTAGTTCTTCGCCCAAATCCCTGAGCTTCCGGCCCATAGATGCATCCCGCATCCCAGACACCCACACGTCGATGTTGGCGGTAGTCACGACAGCGTCCATGCAGTCCGTCATGATCTTGCTGGTCACGTTGTCGTTGCGGCTGGATGCGTCCATCAGCACGGACGGAGCATCTGCAGTGTCCCCGGCTTCATTCCGCCGCTGGATGGCCCGGAACAGCTCTGCGTATTCTGGCACCAGAAAGTCATCCGGGGACAACTCTGCGGCGGCCTCGTAGCATTCCGGCTGGATGAGCAGTGCGCCAATGACGTTTTGCTCCAGGTAGAGAGAATCCAGCATATGTCAGTCCTCCTGCGTCCAGCCGCCGGTGTCGGAGTTGTACTTCCAGCGAGGCTCTGGCTTTGCGGGCAGTTCGGTCTCTTGCACCTCGTCCTCCCATCGGCCCTGGTTCAGCCATGTGGCCGGATAGGGGATGTACTGGCCGTTATCGCGCTGCCATTGCGCACTGTGCTTCTGGGCCTCGATGGCGTTGAGAACGACATCCAACGGCGGTTTCGCCTTGTCAAACGCCTTCCGAGCAGCCGCTTTCCCGGTTTTCCTCGGATACGCCTGCCAGAACACGTCGAATGCGCTTGCGCAGTTCGGATTGGATTTGGATTCGGATTCGGATTGGATTAAGGCCGCAAATTGCCGCGACTCGCCGCAGATTGCGGCAACTTGCCGCAGATTGCCGCGACTCGCCGCAGATTGTTGCAAAACTGTGTTTTCCGGAGGCTCGGGGAACTTCGGCTTGCAATCTCTGATACGCTGATGCTTGACCCACCCGGGGAACAAAAAGTAGGGCCTCCCGTCCACTGTGTAGAGGGACACGCAGCCTTTTGCCGCCAATTCTTGGAGCGCAGCATCGATATCTTTGATGGATAACCTCTCCCGGAAAGGGAAAACACGTCCTTTTATGATAGCGGGGCGGGCATCTCCTCGCCCCGCATCATCCGCTTGCGTAATCAATCCAACCCAAAGCCGAAACTCAAAATCCGAAAGAGCTGCGATTTTTTCCGAGTCGCATAAGCTTTCCTTTATGATTCTATTCGGCATGGCAGGCCTCCGTCAGAACGGCAGGTCGCCATCATCTTCGATCTCGTCAAATTCCTGATCGTCGCGGGACTCCTGGGGTTTGCTGTCCCGCTTGGAATCCGCGAAATACACGTTATCAGCCACCACCTCCACGGACTTGCGGCGATTGCCGTCTTTGTCCTGCCAGTCGCGGACCTGAATGCGGCCCTCCACGGCAGCCATGCGGCCCTTGGCAAGGTACTTCGCGGCAAACTCACCTGTATTGCGCCAGGCTACCACGTCGATGAAATCCGTTTCCTTCTCGCCGCTCTGGGACTTGAAGTCCCGGTCCACGGCCATGGTGAAGCTGGTGACGGCGGTACCGCTCTGGGTACGGCGCAGCTCAGGGTCCCGGGTC